ATCATGGCCCGGTTTGATATTGATACTGGCAGCTATCCAGTACAGCGCCGAGCCAAGATAGCGGGCTGCGGTTTCAACCTGCCTGATATCCGCAATCCGCTTTTCCGAGAACCAGAACTCAAACTGTACCGTCGGGTCATAAACGGCAAGATGCGGCGTGGCGGTTATCTGAAAATAGCCCGGCGTCAGCTCAATCCGCGACGGTGCTGCCGGTGCGGCAATCCGGAAGGTGGTGGTGGCAGGTTCACCCTGCTGGCCATAGCTGTTTATCGCCCGCACCGTCAGGGTGTATTCCCCGAGCGGCAGGCCGCTGAAACGGTGCTCCGTGTCTGCGGTGATGGCGGTGGTCACCAGTCTGGCATCCGTTCCCTTACCACTGGTCAGGCGCAGACTGAAGCGCACGCCCTTCACCACCCGCGGCGTGTCCCATTTAGCCTGCGCCAGATACTGGCCGTCAGCTGCACTCACCTCCACCGTCAGGTGCTGTACTGCCGGTGGGATGACGCTGTTCAGGGAACCTGACTGCGGCTCAAAGCGGGCACCGTTATCCACCGCCGTGATGGCAAAGGTGCCGTCCGTGTTTTCCCGGACGGAGACACAGCGGAACAGGCGACGGCGCAGTGACGGCAGGGAGAGTCCCCACACCCCGTATGTCTCCACACCATCAGGCAGGGTACTGACCTGTATCCGGTCCGGCGCGGGGTGTGCGGTGATGTCCACACTCACCGGCTTACCGCTGCCGTTAATCAGGTTCACCGTGGCGGCACCGGTCTCCGGCAGTGTCACAATGGCATACAGCGCCCACTTGTCCACATCCGCCGCCCCCAGGCGTTTTCCCATTCCGTAGCGCGGGTGGGTCAGCATGTCCCACAGGCACCAGGCAGGGTTGTTGCTGTATGCCGGTTTCAGGCTGCCGTCCCAGATGCCGCTGTACGTGCGTTTTTCCGGGTCATAGTTTGACGGCACCTGGATGATGCGACCGCGGATATGGTAGTTCACCGTCATCTGCTGACCGCCAAACTGCTCCGCATCCACCTGCAGCCCCACAATGGCCGTGTTCGGGTAGCACTGTTTCACATCGATGATTTCGGTGTATGACGACCACAGCGTTCTGTTCTGCAGCTGGTCCGTGGTGCTGTCCGCCGTCTCCCTGACCATCCGGATGTTAAAGGGCCGGGGCGGCAGATTATCCAGAATCACCGACGCCAGGAACTGCGAGGTGGTCTTGCCGTTAATGGTGACATCCTTTTCCGTCACCCAGTTACCGTTACGCTGCAACTGAATCAGCAGTCGGACAGAAGAGTGATTACGGTCGCCCTTTGAGGTGGTCTCCAACAGTGACTGCACCCCGAAGGTGACCCGCAGGCGGTCAATGTTCGCGGACGTAATGGTGCGCGTCACCGGCTTTGCCTTCGTCACTTCCACGCCCAGTGCGGTTTCAGCTCCGGAGGACTCAAAGCCTTCCGGTGGTGTCTGCTCCTGCTCCCCGGCACGCCAGACCGCAGTCACACCGTGTATCACGGGATTACCGTCCGTGTCCGTCAGCGGGGTTTTGTTCACCAGAATACTCTGCAGCCCCTTCACCGGACCTTCAATCGGCCCTTCACCAATGGCGTCAATCACGCTCATCATCTGCGTGGACTTAAGATTGTCCTTTGCCTCTACCGGCGTGTGCCCCTTGCCGCCCCCTTTACCCACTCTGTCCCCCTCTCCTGTCTGATGTCTGAATCTGTTTATGCCAGAAAACAACAGGCACCCCGGAGGGTGCCTGTGTCATGACGGAATAAAATTTCTGAAACTCTTCACATTTCCGGCAATTGCCTGTAGCCGCAATAATGACGCTGCATTACTTTTTTGATGCCTGAAAAATAACTCCATAACGTTAATCTTCATCGTTCTCTCCCGCAGCTCCGCTAACTCTGCGGGATTTTTTTATTTTCATCCCCGCCCGATAACCACCACTTTCCCGTCTCCGCCCTCATCACGGGTGCTGATGTCCTGGGATATCCGTCGTGAACCAACCAGCATTTCACCATAAGGCACCGGCATCGGGTTCCCCTGGGCAATCATGTTATCCAGTGACGAAAAATACGTGTTCTGTTTACCGTTATCCGTTGCGCGGTAATCCGGTGTTTTTGCCTTCGGTGCCAGCATCTGGGCCACACCGCCCAGTATCATGCTGGCCCCCAGTGAAAACAGCATCGTGGTGGCAGAAAAACCACCGGCTGCCAGGGCTGAACCCCATAACGCCATTGATGCCCCGGCCGTGAAGAAAGAGCCCACGATGGCTGCCGCCCCCAGCACAATCTGCAGTCCGCCCTTTCCGGCCCCGGCCAGTCGCGGCACAATATGGATGACCGCCCCCTCACCCAGAGGTTCGTGAAGACGGGCGTACACCGCCTCCGGTGCCGTGTCATCACCGGCAATACGTATCTGGTACCAGCCTTCGTTCATCTGACGGCGGAATCCCGGCACCTGTAACGACAGCGCCCGGATGGCTTCCGCTGCCGTGTTCACATACAGGCTGAGGCGGCGGCCAAATCGTTGCAAATCCCCGTGAAGGCAGATGCGTGCCAGTGGCGGTGACGCCAGACAGAATGCGTTCGTCGTTGCCATTTTTCGGAATACCTCTCCCGTTTACTCAGTTGTTCAGGCAGATGGTGAAGCAGTTCACCGTTGCCGCAGTATATGGCGGCATGATTGGCCACCGATGCGCCAAAGCAGCACAGCAGGATATCGCCCGCCTGTGCAGAGGACAGGGGCACCCGGTAAAAACCAGTCGCCGCCATATTGTCCAGGTAAAGGTTCTGACCGTTGCGCCACCAGTCATCCTCACGCACAAAATCCGGCAGCGTTATCCCCGCCAGATGGTATGCATCCCGGAACAGGGTGTAACAGTCCGTCACCCCGTGCTCAAAACGACGCCCGGTCAGGTGCGGCACACAGCGGAATTTGTGAATTTCCCCCCGGCAGACCAGCCACCAGGGCAGGGCACTCTTTATCTGCAGCCGCCGGTCGGCCTCGCTCAGCCAGGGCAGACCACCAGGGTGGCTGTGAACCAGCGCCACAATCTCCCCCTGCATCTCTGCCTGCAGCCAGTCTTCCGGCGCAATACGAAAATACGCCTCCGGCTCTGCGGAGATATTCACGCAGGGCTGGTACCGTTCGCCCTCCGGGGTGCCTATCACGAAGCCGCACGACTCCGCAGGCGCACACCGCCGGGCATGCACCAGAATCGCTGATTCAGTCTGTGTCATAAAACAGGATTTACTGCGAAAGTTTATTGATGGAAAGGAAACCGCCAAAATTAGCCACCATGCCGCGCATCTCACACCCGCGCATGCATTTACTGCATCTGTCCTTCCGGATCTCCGTGGTGGGGTTGTCGAACTCATCCGCCACTGCCGGACCGTTATACCCGCATTCATCGCCCCGGTAATCCCACATACAGGTGTTCGCCAGCATGATGCGACCGGGAAACAGCGCCCCGTCCGTCTCCGTCGGTGTCGCCAGCACAAACGAGGCCGTCATGGCCGTCAGCGATGACATCTGCTCCACCACCCACCGGTCCGTCAGCTCCTGCTCAGGGTCTGCCTCAGGATTGCCTGCCACAAAATTCACCGCATCCAGAAAACGGGCATACACCCGGCGGCGGACCACCGTGGCCCCCACCAGGCTCTGCAGGTCCTCCGCCATCCCGGTGACCAGACCAAACAGATTCGACACCGTCAGCGACGGTCTGGCACTGCTGCCCTTCCCGTTCATCTCAAAGCCACTGCCGTCAATCGGGTATGCCTGATATTGCCGCCCCTGCCAGGTAACCGCCTCCCCTTTTTCATTCAGCTCATTGCAGAAAAAATACCGCTCACCGCCCTGCGCCGTCAGGTCGATTTCCCAGAGTACCACCCGCGGTGACTGCTCTGATTTAACCGACTCGTTCAGACTTTCTTCGTGAATATCCTGCATCAGTTCACCACCTGCTTAAACTCCGCGCTGAACTCAACGCGCAACATCCCGACCCGCGCAGACCACCCGGCACAGGTCACCTTTATCTGCCGGTATGCATAGGGTGGCTTCCACAAAAATGCCTTCCAGCCTCCGTGCTCTGCCAGGAATGCCTCCAGATGTCGGGCCTCCTCCCGGGTCACGGAAAGCGTCACACGGTATGTTTTCAGGTCAGCATTCAGCCCCGCCGCCATACGCTGCGAATACCCGTCACCAAAACGCACTTCACGCACCGATGGCTGCGAGTTCACCTCCATATCCGGCTTCACTTTCCAGCGAAAGGTTTTCATCGCCTGCCTCCGGAAAAGACGCCGCCATCACGCATCTGCGCCTGAATCTCATCCTGCGCCCCCTTGCGGGCCATGTCATACACCGCCTTCATCAGCTGCGGCCCCGCCTGTCCGTTGGAGCCGTCGTTCTGAATCACCACGTGATTGTTCTGATTAAAATTAATGCCTTCCGTCCGCCGCATCTGCGCCGGACTTCCGGCACCACCCACATAACCACCTTCCGCATAGCCGCGCATCAGACGGTAAAGATTCCCCACACCTATCCGGCTGGTTGCCTCTTTCGTGAAAACAAACTCCCCGCGGTGAACTATCCCCGCAGGCTCATATTTGCCGCCCGTCCCCGTAAATCCTCCGGTCGCGAAATGGAAGTTCGCCGCCGCAGCCTGAATGGCCGTCCCCGAGGAAGCAGATGCACCACCACCGAAAGCACCGCCAATGGCGCTGCCGATACGCCCGACAATGCCCACCATGGCCTGTTTAAGCAGGATTTCTGTCATCATGGACAGCACCGAACGGGTGAATCCCCGCCAGTCTGCCTCTGCACCGGTCAGCATCGCCGCCATATTCTGTGCAATACCGTCAAAGGTCTGCGTGGCAGCACTTTTAACCTGCGAAAAACTGTCCGTCGCACTTTCCGCCCACTCGCCCCAGCCGGACTTCAGCCCGGCCATCCAGCTTCCACGAAGCTGCTCCTCCGCAGACCTGGTGTTCTTCAGTGCCGATGTGGCCTTCGCCAGCGCAGCCGGATTATCACCGTACACGTCCCGAAGACGCTGCGCTTCAGACTCCCGCTGCGCCTGACGGTCAGTGAGACCGCGGGCTTTTGCGCTGATGGCGGCCTGCTTCGCGCTCTGCTGCTCTTCAAACCGCACCGCCTGCTGTGCCAGCTCATTCAGGCGTTTCTGGTATTCAACCTTGTCGCCCAGCTCAGCCAGCTGGCGTTTGTACTCCAGCGTCTCGTCTTTATGCGCCAGCAGGGATTTTTCCTGCTCAGATAACTGCCGTTTCGTGGCAGCCTCTTTCAGGACCGCATACTGATTTTCCGCTTTCCATAAATCGCGACGCTGCTGGC